TCATCAAACAAGCCAGCCACGTCATCAAACTTTGGAGACACGTCAAGTTCAAGTTTGCTGTCGTTATTTAGAACAACGTCAGATTTTACGCCAGAAAAACTAGGATTTTCAGTCAACGCCTGCACAACATTTAGATCGCCAATATTGACATTTGTTATGACAAAGCTGGCGGCGTTTGCCGAAACGTTTGATCCGCTTGTCGTATCATCAACAGCTTTGATAAAGTAAGTTCCAGCTACCGCCGGGACAGACAAACTGCTTGAACTGCTAACTACTTGCGCCAAATCTTCAGCCGCCGAATAAGTTGCCCCGCTTGTCTGACTTGAATATTTGATAACATAATGCGCAAGATCAAGATCAGTGACAGGCGTCCAGTTTAGATGCAGCGTCGATCCGACCGCATTTCCGTCGAAGTTAGTCACGTCGGCAGGCTGTGCCGCTAATGCGTCAACATAGAAGTTTGACACTGTGTTAAACTCGCCGCGCACGCCCAGTGAATTTATTGCTCTTGCGCGAACGTCGTAAAAACCATCTTCAACGCCAAATGCTTGAGCCTGCAGCGTGCCATTGAACCCACTTGACACTGACAACGGCGTGAAATTTGTGTCGCTTGATTTCTTAAACTGCACTTCAACTTGATCGACCAGTGCGCTTGCTGTGCTTATGTCGACAAGCAAAACCGACATGATTTTACCGCGCACTCGGCGCAACTCGCTGGACAGGCTAACCCCTACGATCGGCACCTCAAACGGCGATAGTAATGTTGTATTGTCCCGCTCATAAACTAGACCATCATCAACCTCGTCATAAACGCTGGCGGCTGTTTCCTTTAAGGTTAATTCAGCCCCAAAACCAAGTTCCTCGCCTAAGCCAAATTTCCACTCGGCAATCTGAAACAATTTGGCAGACCAGCCAAAGCGCGTGTTGCTGATTGAAACCGTGTCGCCAACTTGCAAAGCCAGCGCGCGCATTCCGAAACTTGCTCTGATCGTTAGTTGTTGGCGATTGCTTTCAAGCATAATTCGCGCAATTCTGCGCGCTTCAATGCTGTTGTCGGTAAACGGCAATTCAACATCAGCGACCGTGACTTGACCGTTATCAGCCGTGACAAATGCAGAATTTGTGACAGGCGGGAAATCAGTGACTTGATAGTTACTTTCGTCTCCTTTGAATGTGCCTTTTATTTCGTTGAAGTTGTCGCGCCGACTGTGCCGAGTTGACACTGTAATTCCACTGCGCAAATCGTTTTCATCAAGCGACATTGCCGACGAAGTAAACGCGCCAGCCTTCATCCGCCATTTGCCTTGGGCATACCAAAGCGTGCCGCTCATAGACGTGAGAATATTTGTTAAAAACTCACCCGGCTGTATTCCGGTCGTAAATGCACCATTACACGTATACCGCGTTGACGATGCTGTCGTGTTGGTCTGATCGCATATATTTGCCGCAGTCGTGACAGCGGTGTCATCAATGTTTGCCGCAGCCTCGCCTAGCCCATAACCAGATGACAAAATGTAATCGCGCACGCATAGTGCTGGATTGTCTGACCAAGCTGTTGCACTTGTGCGCGGGTCATAAACTTTTTTGCCCTTTATAACCGCCGTGATTTGCGGCACTCCATTTGGAAAAGCGTCAGCGTCAAAGCTAAACTTGCAATATAAATAAGCAATGCCGCGCAGCCTATGCTCTGCGGTCCATCTGTTGACTTCGTTAATTAAATTACTGTCTGCTTGCTGATCTGCCGCACCTAAATGCGTGTATATATTTATGTGGCCGCTGTATCGTGCCGGGCTTGTGACGTTGCCGCTGCCGTCAATGGTTGCAACTTCATCGTTAATGTAAATCGTTTCAAACGCTTCGATTTCATGCCCAGCAAATCCAAGCACGCGGTGCAAAAACTTATTGTCGCCGCCGGTTGTACCATCAAATAATCGCGCACCGGCGACTTTCATTTGTCCGTAAATAATTTGATGGTCTAACGTGCTGCCAGTAGCAGTGACATTGTAGCCTCTATTGCTGCTACCAATTGACCCAAACTTAGGTTTTGGTGCTAATGCGCCTAAAACTAAACTTGTGGCAATTGATTGCAGCAAATAAGTCCCATAAGTTGTGATTACATAACCTGCAGCCGCCTTGAAACCTGCGACTTGAAATAGCACACCAGCGACAGTCATTATTTGTCACCCAGAAATTTAGTATAAACGCGCTCGGCCTGCTCAAATCCAAGCCTCTTTAAAACAGCGTCAAATGGCCGATGCACTTTTGTGTTAATAGCCATGACACTCACTCCATCAGCACGCAGGCACCGCTCTGCAAATTTAATCAAACCCAAGCCAGCCCATCCACGCCGCGCGATTGGCGATAAATAAAGCACGTCATTTGCAGCAAAGACGTGATCTTGATAATGCGGATTTGGCGTGTTATTGTCACAAAATAGCCGACCAGTTTTCCTTTTAGCCGCGCAGTGAAAATTGATAACTGACCAGACGCTTCAAGCGCCTCATATGCGTCCCAGTTTGGATTGAGTTTGATCTTGCTTTTGTGCATGGCGATTTCTTGCCAATGCTGTTGAATTAAAACCTGCGCCTCGTCACGGCACGAAATTAAAAACTCTTGCGCAAATTTAACCTGCACTACGTCCCCAAACTATTTCTTTGTCTTGCAAGTCCTCAACAAAATCCAAACCTAGATCGCCGGGAAAAACCGACTTTTGGTAAGCTGAAGTAAATCGGGCTGTGCGCGGTCGTTCTAAGTCAATTAATTTGTTTTCGATTGATAGTTCTATTGTTGACGTGTCGGCATCTTCAGCGATGTTCATCTGATCCATATAACCGCTAAATATCTTAGTCAGATTGGATTGTGCTGCCTCTGGGTTGATGCCGAAATAAACGTTAGCCACGCGGCCCTGATAAGGCTCTGTGAGCGCCAAGGCGATAACTGACGAAGGTACACCGCTCATGCTTAACACAGCGCCTCTGACGCCTAAATCTGACGTTTCTTCAACGGTTGAAATGTTTAGTAATACGCCAGCACCAGCCCAATCGTTGTCGTCATATGACAGCGTGCCAAGCCCGGTCCACAGCCGCAAAACCTTATTGCCGTCAAATAGCAATTCAACCGCAAAAAACGGCTTTAGAACGTCGTCATCAAGCGCGCTTGATATTGCCGTTGATATATCGCGGCTCATTTAAACAGCCTCAATTGCGGCAAAGGTCATCCCGTAAACTGCAATTTCGTTGACAGACCAATTTGTTTCATTTGAGGCAAGCCGAAATATGCCTTTTGTCGATTGCACAGTCACTGCCGCATTGTCAGCAATAGTCGTGCGAACATTCGGCCACACGTCAACCGTCGTTTCGCCACTGCCATTTGTGTCGGCGTTTGCCAGCACTTTGAAAAGTTGTTGCGTTAAACCTGTGCCAATCTGCAAATAATCGCCAGCTTTTAAATATCCTGTTTGGCTTGCTGGACAATCATCTAGCGCAATTGCTGATCCGTTTGTCAGCGCGCCGTTGACTAGGATACTGTCGCTGTCACGCGCCGATCCGCGCGGCGATGCTGCCACTGGATCGCCCATATTAAATGTGCCGACCTGACCTTTGAGCGACAATAAAAACGCAATCCATTCTTCAGCGGCTGCACGTTTCATTGGCGGCAAAGTAACCGTCGCCTGCCACATTTTGCCAGTGAACTCTTGCGCTTGGCCTGCGAATGTAAATGGCGATCTGCTATAGCTGACAGCGTTTGTTGCGGTCAAATCAATTGATCTGATATTGCTGACGGTCGGCATTGCCAAAGGGTATGAAATGGTCATGCCATTGCCCTCCCAAATGATCCACCGCGTCGCTTGGCATCCAATACAGCCGCCTTTGCGTTATCTGCGATTTGCGGCATCATGCCTTTTATTTCCGCTCTGACGGTTTGTTGCACGCCAGTTGATATGTTGATGTTTTGAACGACCGTGACAGCCTCGCCACCGCCGACCATGCGTGTTTGCGCCGGTGACAATATTCTGCCGTTCTGCGCGGGTACAAATAATTCCCTGCCGCTTTCGCCCGTCATGTAGGGATTGCCAGCTTGTACGCTGCCGCCGCCTGCGCGGGTGCCAAATATCGCCGAGGATAGAAAACCGCCGACACCGCCGCCCATTGCCGACCTCGCCGCGTTGACCATTTCTTCCACGACCAGAACGCGATACAAATCACTAACAATCTGCGCGGTCATTGATTTAAACGCGTCTTTAAGGCTCATCGTGCCATTAACCAAGCCCATCATGCTCGACTCAATACTGCTTTCAACAGTTTCAAAAACAGATGAAAACTTGCTGGCCTCACGCCGCGCTTTTTGCATTTCTTGGCGTGCTTGATCGATCAGCGCGTTTGATTGGTCTTGCGAAATTCTGCCGCTGTCTAATTCTGCGTTAATGATGTGAAGCTGCTCGGAGTATTTTAGTGTGGCATCAACTGCCGGGTTGAGCGACCGCACCAAATCTTCATAGGCCTTAACTTGATCACGGGTTGCATTCGTTGTTTCGGTGTTAACAAAATCAATGCCACTGCCAAAATTACCTTTATTGGGCAAGGCAGACGGCGACGGTTTTATCATCGGCGTGCCTTCAGTCATAGTTAATTTGAGCGGCCCAGTTGAATTATTTAGACCAGCTAGTTTTTGTTCAATTTCCACAATTTTTTCGCTTAAGGCTACAAGCTTTTTATCTGCAAAAGTTCTATTAATATCTGCATATGGCAATTTTTGATGAAGATCGCTCATTTGCTGCAGTGTAATTTTGTCGATTAATTGTTGTTTTTCCAATCTTAGCGCATTTAGCTCACTGCGCATTGTTTTGATTGCACGATCACTTGATGCTTGCAAAATGCTATTAACAGCGCCAGACCCCGGCGTGCGAATATCTGTGCGCCCACTTGTTTCGCGCAAAACGTCGCCAATGACAGCCGCGCCACTTGCCGCAGATGACAATACGCCCAATAGTTTTTCAATCGCTGGGATGCCTGTGTTGATTATAAAGTTAGTCAAATTCTCCAATTCATCCTGATTGTTAATGAGCATATTTGTGAAACTTGTTTGTATCGTCGTGCCAAGCGTATCTAGTTTTGCGTCAAGTGCCGCCGCACCTGCTACAGTCTCATTTGACATGATTGCGCCAGCATCGCGCGCTTGCTTGCCGATCTCTTTAAACCCAGATGCATTATTTCTCAAAAGCGGTACAAGCGCGGTTGCGTCAGATGCCATTGCTTCCATAAAGAACGTAAAATCTTGCTGGTTTGCGCCAGCCTTTTCAAGCGTGCTGGCATAAAGCTGCAACGCTTGCGGTCCTGACAAGTCGCGAAATTGATCTGCAGTAACGCCAACCAGCGGCGCGACTTGTTCAAAGAAATCTTTCATAGGACCGCCGCCAGTTGCGAGAAAATCACCGACGCGGTCATTCATATCTTTGATGATATCTGACAGTTTGTTTTGATCGATGCCGACAGTTTTGGCTGCAAATGCTAATTCTTGAAATTCTTCAGCGGTCGTGCCTGCGATGCGCGCCAAGTCGGCAATCTCTTTGCCCAGCGTGATAGCGTTTCTTGCAGCGCCAACACTGACCGCCGCCGCAATAATTGGCGCAAGCCGCTTGGCCGCTTTGCCTAAACTGTCAAATGATTTAGACGTGCGGCTTAAATTTTGCTGCGATTTTTTTGCAAATCTGTTGACGTTTTTTGTGCTGCGATCCAGCGCCTTTGTCAGCGCCTTATCTTGCGCAGATAAAATGATATTAAGCTGTTCTGCGCTTATTGCCATTGGCCGCAGCCTCCATCATTTGGTTTAATTCTGCTTTTGTCGGCGCTCCTGATCCCGGTGTTGCGGGTTCGTGCGCCTCTTGCCAGCCTTGAAATACAAGAAAAGCATCTTTTGGGATCATGTCACGAATATCGTCAGGTTTAAGACCAGCGATAATTCCGCTTTTAATCATCTGCCGCACGTTTAAGCGGCGAGGCTTTTCGCTGACTTTTTTTTTGATGCTGTTTCATCATTGACGTCGGGCATAAACGCAACGCCAAGCACGGCCTGTGCTATCTGATAAAAGCGCAAAAGGCTTTCAGGTCCAGCCGCTTGAATTATTGCGTCTGCTTCGGCATCTTTTTTGCCACCGCCGACCAAGCCCAAAGCCAACAGATCGCGAACTTCTTTTGAATTTGGCTTTTGACCGCGATCGAAAAACCCTTCCCAAAGTTCAAAAATGCCTCTGTGCTTATCTTCAAAACGCTCAATTTCGCGGTTACGCAAGACAAACGAATAAGAGGCGTCACCGATTGTCTCGACAACGCCCCCTCTTGGTGCTTCAGCGGTTATGCTCATTAATCAGCGACGAATGTGACCAATGTCGAAGATGATAGGCTGATTGAAAACGTCACAGCGCCCTCAGTCTCGCCGCCCATCTCAAAGCTATCTACATGGAACGCGCCATAATATGCGCCAAAACCCGGCACAGTGATTTTGATATTTCTGATCGGGCTGGCCGATAAAACTAGCGTGTTCATTGCATCCAAGCTGGTCGTGCCTGCAAAAATGCCGTCGCCTGATATGGTCATCTGTTTTAGACCAGACAGGCTTTCCGACCAGATTACGCCAGCTTCAGCGCCATCAACAGGCGTTGTTGCATCGATTGGCGAATTGTTGATTGTTAAAGACTTTGAATTGATGCCTGCGATGGTTGTATAAGTGTCGTTTGCGTTTGCATCGCCATCGGCCTCTGTGCCTAGACCCAGCAATAAGCCGCGACCTAACTGTTTTGCCATAATCACGGCTCCTTCTGTTG